GGGGTACGATGGATGTGTATCATACGGAATTCAACTTGTCAAGTAGCGGTTGATATATAATGACATCTCAGTATGTTTATTCATACCGTTTCCTGGATTTCCAGCGAAGTGTATAAGTTTTCCCATGTGGTTTCTTTCTCCATGATCAAACACATAACACTTCTCCGTGAACACTGTTCGGTCAGTCCTGTTTATCAGATTAAAATACACGTTCATGAAAGACTGTTCGTAAAAGAACCTGCCATGATGTGACGATATCATATTGAGTACATTGTCGAAATGCTCTTTCATATCAACACTTGGGATGAATGCAAATGTCCCCGCATTGAACACGTGAATAGAATTGTCCTTTAGATATGCAAGTTGACTAGGAGTATATGACTCAAGTGACCAATAGATGAAGCGGTGATCGTCATGTTTCGTTGACTCTGTGCATACATACAATACATTATTAGAAGTAATTCCACTGAATAACCCGCTTAAATCCATATGTACTACGATGTCTCCATCGAGAAACATGACGCGGTCGTATGTACTAACGATTGGAAAGTCAAATATATGTAATTTGTTCATGGACGCCCCTTCGGGGGTCTTTGAATCGGTTATGGGTAAATAGATAACACTATATCCAATTATCTTTTTGCATTCGTCGATGAGGGAATGGTCGCATATAATTGCAATGTCTCCAGTCCAACCACTTATGCGCACTGTATTAATCGAGAGTTGTATTACTTGGATATAAGATGCTGAGAAACCGATAGTGTAATAGAGTAAGTCTTTCATTGTGTATAGAAAACCTTAAATCCATGCGGATTTCCGCACACATTTGGTTTTTGTTTTGTGGTTTAGTTTGGTGTTTAGGTATTTAGTTGGAGTACGCGAGGCCACCCATGCCGCTCATGACGCGCAGCACGTTGTAGTTGACGGCGTACACGCGCACCTGCGCCGTGCGGCCAGAGCGCACCGTGTTGACGGAGACCGTGAGCTGGAGGGTCGCCTTGTCAATGCGGGAGAAGTTGCACGTGCCAGAGGGCTGGTGCTCCTCCGGCTTGAGCGCGAAGGAGTACACGTTGATGCCCGGCGCCGGCGTGCGCGTGTGGTGCTGGAAAGGCTGGACCACGCTGAAGTAGCGGCCCTCGCGCTCCGTGAAGCGGTCCTGGCCGTTGAGCTGCAGCTTGGCGACCTCCACCGGGTTCTTGCCAGAGCACTTGACACCCGACTCCAGGATGACCTTGGCGAGCAGGTAGTTCGTCGTGTCCTCGAACAGCACCGCCGAGTCGTTCGTGGCGCCGCCGAAGCTGTCCAGCCAGCTGGAGCCGTTCAGCGAGGGGCCGTTGGCGAAACCGACACCCGGGAGGTAAGGGCCCGCATTGCCGTCCGCCGCCGTCGTCGGCACGGACAGGCTAATCGGACCACCACCCAGCGAGCCGCGGGCGAGGACGTCCATGACGACACCCTCCGTGGTGAAGTCATCCGTGTAGTTGAACGGCTGGCAGCCGTTGATCTCGGCGATGTACACCGGGGCCGGGGTCGTGCAGTCGACGAACGAGTCGCGCTGGCACACCCACACGAGCTCCTTGACCGGGTGGTTGAAGTTCAGCTGAATCTTGTTCGAGCTGGACGTGATGGACTCGGCACCCGTGAACTGGAGCTGCTCAATCAGGTACTCGTGCGTCTGCTGGGCGAAGCGGCGGCGCTCCTCCGTGTCCAGGTAGACGTAGTCGATGTAGAGCGACGCGGCCGTGAGCGACTGGATAGCCGTCGACGGGCCCGTGCCCTCGTAGTAGCAGCAGTTGATCCACTGCTCAAACTCCACGTTGATGCGCACCTCGTGGTACTGGAGCGCGATGAGCGGGATGGCCAGGCCCGGGTTACGGCAGAACCAGAACTGGAGCGGGATGTAGAGCGTCTTGGCGGGAGTGCCGGCACGGGGCGCGCACGAGTTCGTCAGCTCAGCGCCCGAGCACGAGGCGTCGAGCGCATAGCCCTTCTTGTCCTTCATCAGGACGAGGTCGTGCGTGTTGCCAACCATGTCGTCGAGCGCCTTGATCGTGCCCGCATCCTGGGTCAGCTGCGTCCAGATCTGCATCCAGTCGCCATACTGGCGGTCGATGCGCTGGCCGCCAACCTCCAGCTCAACCGTCTTGATAAGGCGGTGGCCGATGTAGTTGAGCCAGCGGAAGCGGGTGATGCTGCCCGACGCCGTGCCCGTGAGGTCAACCGTCGGGAGAACCACCTGGACGTACGTGCGGTACATCAGGTCGGCGTTACGGTTGATGATGGCCGTCACGCGCTTGTTGAAGTCCGCCTGGCCGTTGAAGGTGACCTCAATGGACTCCATGGCGAAGTTCGTGTGGCGCTTGAACAGCACCTTCCAGAACGTGATCTGCGGGTTGCCCGAGATGTAGATATCCTGCGCACCGTACGAAACAAGCTGTAAAAGACCTCCACCCATATTGCTGGTATGTTCCTTGGCGAGAAGATTTTTTTACACGAAACAAGCACGACATGATGGCACGTACATCTCAGGACCGCCGATGATCACCTGACCTGGATTCGGGTTCAGTCGCTTGCTGAAGTGCGCATCCTTTCCACAGGCACACAAAGCAGTCAAATGAGTCACCTTGTCAGCCAGAGGAATCAAGTCAAGCATCTGTCCAAAAGGGCGCCTGGCAAAATCCCCCGACAATCCAATCACAATGACCTTCTTGCGATACCTCTCCACCAGATCCTCAACAAACCCAATCAACCCATTGAAAAACTGTGACTCATCCAAGATGAATACATCGTATGCCGCAATCATTGCGTTCGTAACCGAGTTCAAGGTAGCGACATTCATGCAAGGGATTGAGTCACCAGTATGAGTGTGGAGAACTGAACCATATCCATAACGTGTATCAAGGGCTGGCTTAATCACCAGAACCGTCTTCCCCAAGGCCGTATACTTACGAAGCGCACTGATTGCATAGGTTGTCTTGCCCGCAAACATCGGACCCATCACCACTTCAAGGGACATTACTTCACTTCTCGTCCGATCTGAAAGTAATATGAATAATTGAACAATGTGCTACAGCAAGGAGTCTAGCTTGTACACTACAACTGTATCCACTGCAGCCATTGTGTACCTGGTGAGTTCAGGGATTCCGCACTTCCAGTGGTTAGGTGTTGCACTGGCTGGGGACTATGTGCCATGCAGTTCGCAGAGTACCTGCTCTGGTCAGAAGAGCCTGAAAAGTCATGCACAGAGCGCAACAAGCTGATTACAGCAACGTTTGTACCACTCGCATTGTTCCTACAAGGGGTTGCAGGATTCTATGGGTCATTGTATGTGTTCCCATGGAAGACATCAAGCGATATTCGTAAGGGAACAATTATATTGTTCACAGCAGTAGCTGCAATCTCCGTATACTTCGCAAACTTCTACAACCCTACAAAGGAGTGTACTGTCGTAACCGAAGAAGGACACCTGGACTGGGGGCGAACTGAGTTCGCAGTTATGGACGCAAAATCGGGTCTGGGGTACTATGCTTGGCTCGGTGTGTTATTTGCGTCACTGCTAGCTTGGAATCGGAGCTATGTGTTCCTTGCTGCGTTTTTAGCACTGCCTGTCTTTGGGTTCCTGTACGGACGCTATGCCACGGATTCTCAGGCATCCATCTGGTGCTACTACACGAGCTGGTCTAGTATCATCGCAGCAGGTGGACTCGCTCTGAAACAGGCAGGCATCTACGATGTCTTGCGTAGATGAACTACTCCATCACCATGTGAGGTACAATGTGCATCGCTTCCAACTCCTGCATCCACAGCTTCATCGCATACGGAATAGTCTTTTGTACAAAGTCCGTCATGTTGCCGCAAGAACCACAGGAGAAGATGCCTTCCTGAGGGTTGACCACCGCAAGGGTTCCGCAGGTCTTACAGATTCCCGTGAGGAACGGGTCGGACACATCCATCAGGCGCTCCTTGGTAAACGCAGCTGCGCCATGTGAAATCATACAGTCACGCTCCATCTCACCCACACGCAACCCGCCATCACGGCTGCGTCCCTCGCACGGCTGACGTGTTAGAGACACAATCGGACCACGGGCACGAGAGTGCTTCTTATCAATCACCATGTGCTTCAGGCGCTGATAGAAGGTCGGGCCCATGAAGATTTCGGCCCGCATCATCTCACCTGTCTGGCCATTGTAGAGGATCTCGTTGCCGTAGGGATGCATTCCGAGCTCCACCATCTGCTTCTTCAGCTCGTCCACTTTGAGGTGCGAGTAAGGCGTGCCATCACCGAGAGTTCCCTTGCGCACGCAAATCTTACCGAAGATACACTCCATCAGCTGCGCAATCGTCATACGAGATGGCACAGCGTGTGGATTCATAATCAAGTCGGGGCGAAGACCAGAGCCAGTGAACGGCATGTCCTCCTCGTCCAGCAGCATTCCAACCGTTCCCTTCTGACCGTGTCGGGAGCTGAACTTGTCACCAATCTGTGGGATGCGCTCAGAGACAACGCGCACCTTTGCGAATGGGTAGCCGTCTGAGTTCTTGTCCTGCCATACACCATCCACACGGCACGGCTCTGTGTTCTTGTGAGTCGTAGAGGCGTCGCGGAACGAGTATCCGTTGGTGTCGTTTCGCAGGTTCACCACCTTACCGATGATGACATCGTCTTGCTGAAGCATCGCATTGACCAGCGGGATGCCGTTCTCACCAATCGCAGCGTAGCTCGTGTTCTTGAACTTGCGCGTATTGTGCTTCTGCGGCTTCATGAACTTCTCCTCGCGACCAGAGGTGACATTGCGGTGCTCCTCATCCTTGTACATCGTGTAGTAGAGCCCGCGGAACAGACCACGTTTCACTGCAGTGCGGTTCATGATGATAGAGTCCTCCTGATTGTACCCACCGTAGCAGGCAATCGCAACCACCGCATTCATCCCGAACGGCATCTCGTGCATCTTCAGAATGTTCATGGACCTCGTCTCCACAAGCGGGCGGGAGATGGAGCAGAGAACGTAGGCGTTCTTGTCCAGGCGCTTAGCAAAGTTGGTCGCATAGACACACATGGATTGCTTGCCCATAGCCGACTGATAGGTGTTTCGGGGTGACTGGTTATGGTCAGACAGAGGAATCGTGCCTGCCATGTGTCCGACCAGCATGGACGGGTGAATCTCGTAATGCGAGTGGGATGTCACATCCTTCAGTGTCAGAGCAATGCGCAGTGTCTCGGTCTCCGATGCGTCAATATACTCAACACATGTCCTAACCCATGCATTCCAGTCCTTCTTGTCGTCACCAACAGGATACGAGTACCCAACACGGAATACAGGGCGAACGACGCGACCACCGTCCGTCTCAATGATGATGGTGTTGAGCAGGGTGTACCACGCGATGGATGTGTGCGGGTGGAGGCGCAGGCAGTGCTTTGCAGCCCGCAGCGCATTGACCACCTTGTGTGGCTCCATCGTATACGCCGTCAGGACACCGTTGATGGTGATGGTCGTGCCCTTGTAGACGATCGGCTTAGTCACCCACTGAATGTCGGGCGTCTCCGAGAGGAAGTGAAGGATTGTGTGGCTGGGCACATGCTGGGTCACCGAGGTCAGAAGGCTCATCGTCTTCACAATACCAACCGAATGGCCCTCGGGTGTCTCAACGGGACACATGAATCCCCAGCTGGTGCCGTGAAGCTTGCGAGGCGCAAGCAGCTTACCTGACTTCTCCACAGGCGTCTGAATGCGGCGGAGGTGAGAGAGGGTGGACGCATAGGACATGCGAGCCAGCACCTGTGAGACACCTACCTTGGTCGCGTTGGACAACGAGGTGGAGGATGAGGTCCCCAGTCCTTGGACTGTGAAGTTCCCTGTAGCAAGAGCCTGCTTGAGCTTGCCCTCGATGGTCGACAGCTTGAGAATCTTGTAGAGATTGTTGATGTTCAGAATCTCCATGGGCTGTGGGCCTGCCTCACCCTTCTTCCAGCTGTCGTTGTTGACCTCCTGGACGAACTCATTGCGAGTGTCATTACAGACCTTCTGGAACAGTTGGCGGAACAGATGGGTCAGCAGAGCACCCGTCGTGACCACACGCTTGTTCGGGTAGGCATCGCGGTCATCCAGAGGGATGTGTCCAGAGTAGGTGAGGAGCAGCCTACGAATCATGGTGGCTGTCAGAAGCGCACGGCGAGCATTCAGGACATCCTGCTCAACCGCCTCACCTGCGAAGCGCACATGCGGGAGGTACTCGGTCGTCAGGAGCTGGCGAACATAGGCCTTCTTGTCCTCCTGATTGGTTCCATACTGCAGGTGGTGAGTCAAGTACTCAATCGCATCGTATCGCGTAAAGATACCCAGTTCGGCTGCATCACGGAATGAGGCACCCAGCATCTCAACATGCGAGTCGTCCTCAGAGCCCCAGATGAGTCTGGCAATGTCGCGGTCGCGCGTCACATCAAGAGCGCGGAAGTAGACCATGATAGGAATGTCCTCGCGGAACCTGGGTACGCAGGCAACCATCGGGTATCCGAACCCGTTGAACTTGGAGGACAGGCGAATCTCCAGCTTCTTGGGCGGAGTCGTGAAGGACTCGTGAAGGCTCTTCATCTCCACCGAGTAGAAGTACTTGGAAGCTGACTTCTTGTTCTGGAAGATCATGATGCGGTTGTCGGCCACCTTCTCTTGGCAGAGGATGGTGCGCTCCGAGCCGTGGACCACAAAGTAGCCCAGCGGGTCATGGGAGCACTCACCCATCTCTGCGGCAGTCGCAGGGTAGTCCTTCAGCAGACAGAGAGATGAGCCAAGCATAACAGGTAGCTTGCCAAGGCTGATTCCCTCAAACACACGAAACTCCTCGTCGTAGGTGTCCAGCAGGGGGCCCTTGTAGGTGCGAGCCACGAATCGGATGTCGGCGTGCATTTGGGCGGCGTAGGTAAAGTTGCGAACACGGGCTTCCATAGGCAGCATCGGCTTGACGCGACCCGTGGCTTCTTGGAGTCGGGGCTTCAGGTAGGTGACATTCTCAAACGACAGGCGGAACTCGTACTTGTACTTCTTGATAGTCTCATCCTGTTCATGCCAAACAGTGATCGGGGCGGTGGATTGAACGATGAGGGGTAGCTTGTTGCGGACGAAGTCTTCAAAGGAGTCAATCTGATGGTCAACGAGGCGACGCACTCCATTTGCGAAATATGCGTTAACGGCTTGCCACTCCATACTATGTGCCCACTTCTCGCTGTAAACGAAATCATCCGTTTTTAGTAAAGGCATGGACGTGCGAATCATCAAAACGGCTGGACCACCGCCCAAGAAGGGGAAGGGAACGGCGGGCGCGGCACCTGCACCTGAACCTGTGCCAGAACCTACACCCATCATCAAGAAGACATCTAAGCACCGCACCTACCCCAAGAGTTCACTCAAGACTCGCCGCGCGAAGATCGTGCCGTCATCCAACCCTACCAAGAGCCCGCCCATTCGCAAGGAGATGTTGCGAATGATGACAACGGCTGGTCTTCGCAGGAAGACGAAGAGTGTTACGCGGCGTGTCTCGCGGATGAGCGATACTGAGCGTCGGAGGCTGTTGGCCAAGTCGGGACACCCTGTGAGCAAGAAGGCGCCTCCAGAACTTGTTGCCGATATCCTCGCAGGCGGTATGGAGGCTGGAATGATTCCCGTTGAGTAAATAATGACATCCATCTGGGGTCCGTTAGGATGGATGACGCTTCACTCCATGGCGTCACTGTATCCCGACGTGCCTACACATTCGGAACGCCAGCTCATGGTCTCGTGGTTGGATATGTTCGCAGCAACCATTACCTGTCCGTCATGCCGCGAACACTTTACAGAGCTCTTGGGGTCGTACCGGCAAAAGTACCCTAACATGCTCGAGTCCCGAGTAACCTTCTTATTGTTTTCGTTCCGAGCCCACAACTCCGTGAATGCTCGCCTCTCAAAGCCAATCTACTCAACGGTAGAGCAGTGCTTCGAAATCTTGCGCACGAACACGAAGACACGAACAGCGACAGACTATCGTAATTCCTACATAAACCACATTCGTAAGTTCTGGAGGACTATGCAAGACATGTCAGGCATTTCTGCGATGAAGAAGATTCATGAGATGGCAAAAATTGAAGTGTCGTATGCCGGACCACGGACCAACAACTTTGAGGTGATTATTCCAGAGGATATGGTCGTGATGCCACGACTCCCTCCGCCGCCAGGAGAACCTGTTCGCCCAGTCATGATTCCGTCTGCAATTGGCCGCTTCCGCATCACTGGATCTGGAATTCGCTTACGGAGGTAAGCGGAGTCGTTGGATGCCATGGAACTGAGATATACGGGTCTGTCTCCCACGCAAACCTCTTCATCCATCCATACCGAGTGTCTTTATTCTCATCATACATCTCGTCGGGATACTTGACCCGACGCTTAGCCGTCTTCAGCGAACTCTGTGGCAGGATACACTGCAACTGATTCGTAATATGAAAGGGTGGAGTTGGGTGGTCCCATGTAACCACAGGTCGGTCAAAGTCCATCAGTGTCTGAATCAACGGAGCCTCTGCATATGGATAGACCCAACACCAGTCAGGGGGCACAGAGGTTGTGAAGTACGCAAGAGTCCACTCGTAGGTCTTCCAAAAGGCGTCGCAGACAGGCTGCCAATCTACCACGCCATCCATAAGGTGCGCACCCAACCGTGCTTCTAGCCCATGCCCATCTGGAGCCACGAACCCAGGTTTCCGTCGTTCAATCAATACCTTGGTCTCAATCTTTGCGGCTTGTTCCAATGTATACCTCAATGCGCGCGAGTGTCCCTCTTCACGAAGAGAGAAAAAAGCAAGAGTCGGCATGAAGTCATTGCCGAAGCAAAGGATGCACTTGCGTACGTACTCATCGGCGTCCATAGGGAGCGCGCGGGCAAGGCTGGAAACTGAGAACGCATCGTCATCTCGTAGAAGGTAAATATCCCCGAGCGAGCGTTGCGCCAATGCGATAAGCACCAAGTCTGCATCAAGTCCATAGATGGCAATACGCTTACGAGCAGCGGGTTCAAGTCCTCGTAGCCACTGAAATATCTTATGTTCCCCTTCGCCATGTTCCGTTGTTCCAGATATCACAACTTGCGGGAAAGCCAGTTTGAGTGCGGCTTCAAGGTCAAGCATGTAGGGTGTTCCAGGCGAAATCTGATGACGGTCAAACAGCCCCTTGTCACCCTTCTTGAACCTGCGGTACCTCTGCTGGACAATCTTTGCGTAGGGTACCAATCCATCAAACGCAAGGTAGATGCGCGGACAGTCAATCCGAGCCAAGTACTCTCGCAACGCGCGCACTACACTACCCACGGGGTCACCGTCGTCAATGAAGGTATGTAAGAAACAGTTGAAGTCAATGCCAAATGCATCTGCTTCAAATGTATCGTAGTGTTTTTGGATGCTTCGGTCCTTACGAAGCAGACTTGCTACATAAAAGGGAATACCCATTACTCTTTATGTGTATCTACGCTTTAGGCACCTTCGGACCGCAGAAGCGAGAGAACAGTGAGACGGCCACCGCCTCCACCTGGGGGAGCGCGACCTCAACCACCGCCTTCATCTCAGGCTGCGTGATTGCGGCCGCCACGACCTCGCTGACCTTTTTGAGAGTAAAGCCACCATTGGACACTGCAACCGCAGTTTCGAACACATGGGGCAGGGTAGTGTTGACGAAGCCGAGTGCCGCGCCCTGCTCCTCCTCGGGGAGCTGCTTGGCAAGGTGTGTCATGCTCGCCTGAAGGAGACGGAGCTTCTCGGCCTCATCAAGTCCCTCCAGCCCCTCAAAGTGTTGGGCGAGCTTGAGCGTCGTCGGGACAGGGTTCTTCCAGTCAACCTCCTTGTAGAGGGCGACTACATCTGTCACGCGCGGGTCAACCGGCGCGGGAGAGGGTGGTGGTGCGGCAGTGGGGACCGGCACTGCGACATCTGCTGGCTGGGAAATAGGTTCAAGGATGGCCACAAGCTCAGTAGGGGCCTCTTCACTCATTTGTCTTCTCCACCAGATTTCGTCTGTAAGTCTTTCGGCGACGTGTCTTCTTTGGAACCGGACTCAGTCCAGGCGGTTGAACCGTGGTAGGCGTCACGAAGCCGATGGTAGAAGTGAGCGGGATGACGTGAACCTTGGCGCCCTTGCGAAGAGTGGATGACTTCTTCTTCATTACTCTAAAAATGGATTTAAAACCCCACCTCCAAAGGATAAGCAAAATGGACTGCTCCAAGTGTTATACACCTCTCGTTCCCCACTATCGTCTCGGGTGCACCACCTGTTCTAAGTTCGTCTGCCCGAGCTGCTCCAAGAATCCCAAAGGCACCCCCGACAAGTGGATGTGTCGCCGGACCTATGAGTGCAAGTTCTGCGGCGCACACGACGCAATGTATCGCGAGTACCAGATTGTCTATCGCAGCGTTCGCGCGTTCGCGTGCACAGAGTGTGCGGAAGGCATTCTTGGTAGATACTAAATGTGGTGGATCCTTCTTCTTCTCGCAGTCGTTGCCTTACTCTTTGCGGTGATCGGACAGCCGACACCAAACCCCAGTGGACGAGGGTGCAAGGCCTGTGCCAAGCGTCAAGAATCTCCTGATACATAGTAAATGAAAATCAACCGAACAACCCTGATGTATGCTCTTTTGGCTGTCCTTGTCATCTTGGCCTTCAACGCCGTTCCTATGGAAGGATTTTCCATGCCCGATGATACCCCGATGACTGGTTGTGATGACCAGACGCGTGCGGAGTCTGGCAAGTGCGCGGACGTTGGTGCCCTGCTGCCTCCTCAGACAGCTTACTTCAAGTAAGCGGGCTGCGGTGCCTGCCTCTCCACAAACTGAGCCTTCATCCTAAGACCACCACCACTACCGAACGACTCCTCCACGACCATGCGAACAAGGTCGGGCTCAAAGGTCTTGCATGAGAACACATCCAAATACATATCATTTGTCTCTTCACAAAAGTGGGCGCAAATGTTAGATGTCTCAATCAGCTGGACCAGCGTGTAACCCTTCTTGTTGCCCGTGCCGAACATGACAATCTGAGGCTTGCCATACGCAACCATGTCAATCTCCTTCACCAGGCGATGGGTGAACGACTCAATGTTGCGAGGGCAACGGATTGTAGACGGCGTGCAGTTTGCGATGTCCAGCATCAAGTGATATCCCCAACGACTCATATGCTAGTATATTTCTCCTCCGTGAAAATGTAATGAAGAACACGGGTCTAAACGCTCTTCCGCAGGTGAAGGGTCATATGATTAGTCTGACTCTCAATCTGGCTGTCATTGCGCTCTTGTATGCCGCCGCGGGACTTGTGGTGTCGCGAGTCTTGCGCGTGCTTTTCCTCGACTATTCAGACGAGTGGGAAAAGAACCCGAGGTGGTTCCAGGTGATGGATGTGTCTATGGAGATGGTCCTGCTTGTCATCGCGTCATTCTGGATTACCTACATGATCCGCTATGTCATTCCAGTGTTTCCGCTGAACCCTTCGCTTGAAACCTATGTGGAGCAGTACAGTGGTATCATCATGTTCTACTATGCGGTGTTCCTGTTCTTTGGTGACCTTGACGACAAGCTCATCTACCTTGTCAAGTCTATAAACCAATCTTCTTCAGCAAAGCGCGAATAGGGCTCTTGCCGCCGCCGAACATGCCTGTGGACGCGGGCTTAGAGATGAAGAAAGCGTAGAACGGGTAATAGAGCGGGGCGAACAGGAAGGCAAGGAACGCCCAGATAGGCGAGTTGCTGTGGTCATAGGACAGCTTGGCCGCGCCAAACCAGTATGCACAGCCGAGCACAAACAATATGAGTCCGAAGAACACAAGCCATGGGCCCGAAGTCGTCGTGGTGACCGTAGCAGCAGGCGTTGTCACCTCAGTTTTCGTGGGAACTGTATTTGCTGGGGGAGGATTCGTAGTGCTCATTTATAGTGTGTCTGCGGAAAAATGTCGCATGTAGTAATAAAACAATGTACGCCAAGCTCCTCTTCCATGCGATCCTGTTCTATGCGCTCATCCCGGGTGTCCTCGTCCGCCTGCCGCCGGGTGGCTCCACGACGGTGGTGAACGTCACACACGCCGTTGTGTTCGCCCTCGCCGCCAGCTTCCTCTACAAGTTCGTCTTCCCCAAGTAAGAAACCAACGTTCCGCGTCAGTTCAAACGAACTGGCCAACGAACGCTAAAAACGGAAACGCGAGGCGCGAGCGAACGGGGAGCATCTACAATGGACTCCTTTACTAAGCTCGCACTTGCCCGCTACCCCGTCAACTTCCCCGCATCACCCAACACCCGCGACCGCCTCCGTCGCCAGTATGTGGAGGGACTCCGCGAGTGTCGCGACCGTCCCGCCTACTCTCTCGTCCTCCCTACAGGCGACCACTACCGAGCCCACTGCGAGCCATGGACCGAGGACGACAACAAGGGCTGGCAGGTCGTCAAGCGCCGTGTCCGCGTCAAGCGAGTCTTCAGCGACGCCGAGCTCAACTACATGGCATCCATGCCGACCCAGGACTATTGGGAGACGGGTAGCGTAGACAGCTACACCATGCCCCTCCAAGGGGATGAGCACAACGGTGCCCTCTTTGACATCGGCGCCCGCTTCTGAGAATCGTGGAAAACGGATTCACACAGACCAAAACCAATTTTTAGCGTCGGCGCCGATATCATACAAAATGCCTCACCTCTACTTCTGCATCGATTCTACCTGCAACAAGACCGTCAACTACTACAACGCCCCATGCTGCTTGGAGCACAACCCTTTGGTTCAGGGTAATGAGGAGACACTCTCCCACGAAACCAGCGAGTGTCCCGGATGCGGGAACGATATGTATTGCAGCGCCGATGGGTACTGCGCGAACTGCTGGGTTGAGCGGTTCGGGACCGAGTCCCCAATCCCACACGACTGCACCAATGTGTACGACCACGAGATTGGCCAGTGGACATGCGGTGACCAGGAGGCCCACAAGTGCTCCGGCGAGTGGGACTATGACCGCGGCGTTCGCGTCTGCGATGACGATGACTACCATCGCAAGAACTGCGACTTCCCACAGCGACCGAACTCAGTTGCCTCTCACCATGAGAGGGTCTGTGCGTCGTGCGACGAGCACTTCACGTCAAAGGACCAGTCAACCTGTTGCGGCGAGTGCCACCTTGACGCTGCGGA